AGGGATCATCTTAAGATTAGCAATGCTCATAATGAAATTAAAGTTTTCTGTAGTGTACTCTCCATCGATATCGATCGAAAACGCGTTTGATGTAGAGTTTTGTGATTCAACCACAGAAAGAGATAGACTACCTGAATTAGCTGTAACTGACATCTCACTATGACCCAGTGTAGATGCTGCTCTCTTTACTTTGTTAAGAGTGTCATTATCAAGGGAGAATTTAACTTCAGCCTCAGGCATGTTAATATCTTTTTGTGGTGTTGTTAGGGTTTCTTCTGGCGAATAGAAATACCTAACCTTTGAACGACCAGTCGAATCACCGATGGTGACAGACTCATCTTCAAACTTGAGACGGGGTTGGTCAACAAGACCAAGCACACCGATAAATTCGTTAAGATCATAGATTCCGAATGGCTGTGGAAACTGTTCTTCAACTACTGCAGTAGCAAGTACGTTCTTGGCCTCTGAGATAGTCTTAAGAGTATTACCATCACGGATCATTAGATTTTGATTAATGCTCGAAAAGTTTTTCAAAACACTAAGAGTATTATTAGTAAGTTCCATTATACATCCTCATTATCATTATATAGTAGTTATTATACCACATGTACATAGCAAAGTACATAGCTATGCAACCATTTTACTAAAATTCTTTTCTTTCTTAAATTCAATTTTAGTATTAAACTTTCCATCAAGGACTTCACCTTTATGAGATATGACAAAAACATCGGTATCATCGTCAAGCGTGTGTAAAATCTTCAACAAGTTTTCGATACCTTCATGATCAAGAGAAGAATCAAACGTTTCATCAAGGATCAATAGATTTGTAGCTACACTATTCTTCATCTTAGCGATCTGTCTCCAAGTAAAGAGTAATGCCAAATCAATGCGCTGTTTCTCGCCTTCTGAAAATGAAGGATAAGTAAACTCATCGCGGTGACGAGATCTAATCGTTTCATTAAATGACTCATCTAAGTTGAAGTGAACAAAAAAATCAAGTACTTGTAAATACTTATTAACAAGATTATTCATTACTGGTAAATATTGCTTGATGATCTTCGTCTTAATACCAGTATCTTTCAACATTTCAGATATAACAATATTGTAATTAAATTGTTCTGATAGTTTTAGTTTCTCTTCTAATAGACTTGTCTTGTCATCATTATATGTTCTTAAATCAGCATTAGCCTTTTTAAGATCAACGCTAACTTCTTTTTCTATATGTTCTTGATAAGAACGAATGTCCTTTTGAATTCGTGAAATCTCTTGCGAGTTGGCAGTGAGTTGATGTACCCGATCTCGAAGCGTTGAAAGTAGGCTAGTTTGTTCTGCAATCTCCGATTCCACTCCTTGGCCTTCCGTTCCGATTTCTTTAATCTTTGCCTTCCACCGATCCCTATCTGTTTGTGTCGATAGTAAAATCTCATGTTTATGGCCGTCTGAAATGGTTTGGTCGCATACGGGACACGATTCATTCTCTTCGAAAAAGGTGATCCGCTTCTCGAGGTCGCGGACAGCCGATTGCCTATCTTGACCTCTGAGGAGTAGACTCTGCTTCCTATCCTGTAGCAGTCCCATCCTTTGTTCGGCTTCTGATACAGATTCATCAAGTCCGAGGCTAAGCTCACTATTCTTAGCCTGTAATTCATCGATGACACTCTGTGATTCATGTATCTTAGATTCATATTGCTTCTTATTTTCTTCTGTTAATGCTGTAATATCTGCAATGTATTTTAACTGTGTACTGATTTTTGTTTTAGTGATTTCTTGCTGATGTTCAATTTGTTTTAATTTTTCTTTCAGTGTATTTGTTTTTTCTCTCAATAAAACATTCATCTTCGAAAAGACATTGATATCGAGAAGATCCTCGATTACCTCTCGTCTAACCCATGCAGAGAGTTGCATAAATGGTATGAAAGATGAGGAGCCAAGAACTACCACTTGATGAAACGATTTATGGTTTAGCTTCAAGATATTTTGTTCGAGGATCTTCTGATATTCCTTCGAATGAGATGATTGGTTAATCATCGTGCCATTCTTCCAGATTTCAAATATATTGGGCTTGATACCACGCACCACTTTAAATTGTGCTTGACCGATATCAAACTCCGCTTCTACCAAACACTGCTTGCCATTGATAGAGTTAACTAATTGAGGCTTGTTGATATTTCGGTGTGGCTTACCAAACAATGCAAATGATAATGCGTCAAGCATGGTAGATTTACCAGCGCCATTAGTTCCAACTACAAGTGTGGTTTTATTCTTATTCAAATCTATTTGGGTGAAGTTATCTCCTGATGAAAGGAAATTTTTATAGCGTAACTTCTTAAATATAATCATGCAATCTCAAGAGCCTGTGCTTCTGTCATCAATTCACGGAAATTGTTTTTAATACGATTCTTATCAAGATCTGTTTCTACAGCATCAATATAGGAATCAACGATTTCAGTTGTATCGTCGAAACTAATACTCTCGTCCTCTACGTTTTCACCCATAAATTCATTAAAGTTCTCTGCAATCTTTAATTCATGGATGTCTTGGTTCTGAATACGATCGATAAACCTATCGAAAGTAAATACGTCCTTCTTATTTACTACTACAACCTTAACAAACTTCTTGTCAAAGCGGCTAACATCTATAGTATTATAATCTGTTTCTTCGTCATTGTACACCACTTTTTCATATAAAGTGTGCGGATTATGTATTTTTTCTATCTCTCTGGTTTCAGTATCAATAACGTGAAAACCTTTAGGATCATGAGCATCTGACCAGAAAAACTCCATCTGTGTACCTAAATACATTATGTTATCTTGCTGTGAACCCGCATGATAGTGACCGCTTAATACCATCTCAAACTTCTTAAACGGTGCTGGATCTTGGCCATGTTCGTTCTTTAAACCACGCATTACCTCAAATCCTGATAACTCAAGATGACCACCCAACCAATCAGCTTTACATTCTTTAACGAAGTTCATACTCGAAGTATAGTTTTCTGAATTAATCCATGGTAAAAGTGCCATCTTTAATGAACCATATTCCATAACTGTAGGTTCCATGATAATATGGACTTCATTCATATAATGACCTAACAATTCTTTTAGAGAGTTTAGATCATTCGTATTTTTAAAATACGTATCATGGTTGCCAGGAATAATATCCATTTGCATACCATTTTTGCGAAGTGGATCTAAGAAGTATTTTCGATTATGGTTAAGGGCTTTGAAGTTGACAAACTTCCTGTGATCATAATAGTCTCCCAAGTGCACGATTTGTTTGATCTCGTGTTGTTCACAGTAAGGAAAGAATACTTCTGAGTAAAACTTTCCTGCGTTTTCGAGGAAGACTTCGGATGAGTTACGAATACCGCAATGCGTGTCATTTAATACTGCTACCTTCATGTCATAAATCCTAAAAGATCAGAGTCTGCAGTTTTTGTTCGCTTCTTCCTTTCTTCTTTCACAATTTCCTTTATTTCATTATCAACGTATCGTACTTTTTCGATTCGATCTCGTAATGTATCTACGAATGCTCCTACTACTTGATTAGATATATCATCGCCTAACTCATTATCGACAAAGTTTTCGATACCAGATTTGGTTAAGTATTTAATCTTAATATCTTGCTGCTTTTTCTCTTTAGCAATGCGCCGTAAGAAAGCATACCATGTAATCTGTGTAAAGTATGCAAAGGCATTTGGTTTGCCAGTTCTTGTAGCGGCTTCGAGATTATAGTTTTCGATGGCCTTCAAACAATTTTCAACTGCATCCATGACCATTTCTTCGCGATATGTGTAGCGAATAAAATTAGATTTGTGAGACAAACCTTCAGCGATTCGGAGGAAACACTGAGCAATATAATCAGGTACGATTGGCAGTTTTTCTTGTTTTTTCTTGGCTTCTTGAACTTGTGATACGTAATCTACTACAGCTTGAGAAAAGTCAGCGTTATTCACATAATGAATACTTGCTCTCTTAGTTCGTGCCATGCTTATTCCTTTCATAATATAGCTATTATACCACAAAATGAGTATAATGTAAATACTTATTTATGTACGTTTTTAGGGTTTACAATCCGTGAAAAATATGGTATAATAAGATGTAATCCTGAGGGAAGAGAAGGTACTAATGAAATGTTCCTCGAGGTTTAAACTGAATAATTTTAGGATCTGCAGAATCTGAAATATCTTCTTCGTGTGAAGAAAACTTATCTCTCAAATATTCATCCATCTCTTCTTCTGTTAATTCTTCGATATCAATTTCCTTTAGAACCTCGTCTAGACTCAAGACTTTACTTGTTTTCATACCTGACTCGACTTCTTTCACTGCTTGTGCATAGTGTAACGCTAACGTTACCGAAGGATTCATTTGACCGACGATGTGACCAGCATTTAAAGTCTGTAAACCATCAATATCATCTGTAAAGGACATCCATGGTTTAAATGAATAGTATCTTACATTACGTTCAAAGTCGTCTATACACATTAATTTTAAGACTTTACGTATGACTACACTTGCATCGGGCCCCTCTGCTTCTAGTACCTCGCAGATAATCTCATCATCATTTGTCAGTTTAAATTGTTTTAGGTTCATATGTTTACCTTATAAGTTTTGTGTTCAAACTGTTCATTCTCATAAATCTTAAGTCTTTCATTAGCATGTAATAAACAATAATTTTGCCGTGATTTCCAACTGATATCGTCTGATATATCATATAACTTTGTAGTTATATCTTCAGTACTTTTTCTTAAACCTCTTCCTATTGATTGCAGTACCCGTATTTGTGATTTTGACGGTGATGCAAAAATAATATTATGTAACTCTTTTATATTTATACCCGTTGAAAAGGTACCGAGAGATGCCACAAGTATAGCATCTGTTTGCTTTTCAACGATACCACGTATGGCTTCTCTGTCTGTAGCACCAACGTCTCCTGATACAAAAAATACCTTTCGATCGTCTGAAGCACCGTCTTGTATCATATTAAATAATGGTTTGCCATGTTTCTCTACATAGTTATATAGAACAAGTGTGTTACCCTTCATATCAAGAGCTAAGTTTCGTATGAATCTATTGCGCTTCTCATTGGATACAATGAAGTCGATCTCATCCTGATATGATTGTTTACCAAACTCCTTACGTATTTTTTCTGGGTATGTAAGTAAGATTCGTTTAATTTCGAGGCGGGCGAGAGTATTGTTATC